GGTACACCATTAATAGCAGGCGTTACACTTTCACCAACAGCACCGAATAGGTAACCACCAGTGGTAGCTTCTTTAGTTTGCCTTAGTACATTCCAAACAGAAGGGTGCATAAAGAAACGGCTGTTTCTTCGTACAGAACTAACAACCTTGTACTGGGCGTTCATAGCGTCATCAGCGTCAAAGTTAGTAATTGCAGCACCAACAGTTTGTGTCTTATAAGCCTTAGCAATAGTAGGGCTTAGAAGTCCATAAGTACTATCAGTAAATACTAATTGGTCAAATAGTTTAGCTCTAGCTCTAGCAATTTCGTTTGCAGCGTCATTCCATAGATTAACAGCACTATCTTCAACAACTTCACTAGTAAATATAAGGGTAGCAATATATTTATCAAGTGCAGCAGTAGTAGCACTGTAAGTTAATTTCTGAGCATTTTGAGCTACAGCTTCACCAGTCTTAGTAAAGCTTATTTCGTTAGTACCAGCAAGTAGCGTAACACTATCTCGGTCAGTCAAACGAACATCACAAAGACGGCTAGCAACACCATACTCATCAGTCAATCTTTCAACTTCTGCAACAAACTCAGGGTCAGGTACTAAAGCACCACCATCAGCAGTAGTAGTAACATTCTGATAGTTAGATTTTTCAATACTCTGGCTTTCCCAAGCCTTGTTTACAAAAGCATTATACTCAGCGATACCTTGAGCGTCTTTGTTTCTAAAAGCTAGTAAGCCTTTAGCAAAACGCATTTCCTTAGATAATTCGTCAAAGTTAGATTTTTTTGGTTCAGCAGTTTCGTGAATATTCTGCTTATTAGTAGCTTCTTGTTTTTCCAGAATTACATCAGCAATTGCTTCAGCAGTTGGAATTTCCAAAGAGCTTTTTAGAGCTTCAACAGCTTTTTCAGCGACAGCGTCTACAACAGTGCTATCAACTTCAATAACATCACTCATTTTTAATTCTCCTTTAATTTTATGGTTTTAATAACCGTTTCAGCCTGTTGAACGACCACTTGAGCTTGTTTCAAGACAACACGCTTATTAGTAACTTCGTCTACCTCGGTTGTTTGAGTTTTGCCAACAGCTACTTCCCTTAAACTGGCAACGAGTTTATCTAATACTTCTATAGATTTAACAATATCATTCTGCCCCATATTTTTATCAAGCAATTTTCTAGCATAGGCATTAGCTAGAGCATTTAGTTCAGCTTTTTTATCAACATCAAGGCTTTTAGCAGTAGCCAAAGCTTCAGGGTTGGCAGGCACAGAAACAACAGAAAATTCTTTCATATTAAGTTTATTAATAGTCAATCCATCATCAGCCCATTCGGTAACCATACCCCCAATAGATACAGCATTTAAATAACCATCTACAATATAGTCATATACTTTTCTAGCAAAAGCGTCTTTAAGATAGAATTGAGCTTTAGCCATTAGTTTGCCGTTTTCTTTCCATACCTTTAAAGCTTTAGCAATAGGTAGGTTAAAGCCATCGTGTCCCCATAAAACAACAGGGTTTTTCATAAAGTCTTTAGTATTAATACCTTCAACATTTATTCGTTCACCGTGAGCGTCTAAAGCACCAGTAGAAACAATAAATTCGACCTGTCCTTCAGCAAGTTTATTAGCCTTTTCTATATATCCTGAACTTTTAATTTCCATTTTTTTCTCCTATTAAAAAAGCCAAAGAGCGTTAAGCAAAGGGTGGGCAATTGCATAACGAACACAGCTATTGTGTTTTGGACTCTTTGGTCTCTGAATGTAATATATCATAGCTCCCAATAACCGTCAAATCACTAAATACTTGATACTCAAATATCATTCTACAACTAGGGCATTTAATAGCCGCATTCATACTATTTGCCTTAGCCAAAAGCTTATTACAGCCCTTACATCTAACATCAACCATTTATAGTTTTTTAATTGCGTTAATCTGCTCATCAATTAGAGCTATTTTACTTTCGTTAAATTCTATCTGTTGTCTTAAAGCTTCTTTTTCAATCTCTAAGTCTTTAATAGTAGTAGTGTATTTTTGAACTACAGGAGCAGGTTCAGTAACAGTAACAACCACTTCCTGTTCTTCAACAGGCATATCAGCTACTTCTTTAAGTTCGTAAGTAATGTTTTTATCTTCCATTTATAACTCCTTATATTATTCTTGGTGGTATAACCCTAACAGATATTAAGCCAGAACTATCATCAGCCGTATATGCAGCCAAAGCAATAGCAATAGCCGTTTGTCCAGCAGTCGCTTTAGCTAAAATTTTAGCGTCAGTATATGTAGTCAGGTAATCCCCTATAGCAATATCAGCCGTTCCATTAACTTTAGCGTTAGTAATTCCACTAACACAAATATAGCCATCGGCATTATTAGAAATAGCACCAGTACTAATTCCCCAAACCTTATTGTCGCCAGCCGTAGTGGTAGTAGTAACTTCATTAGAACCAGCTACAGATTTAATTATTACAGCGTCGCCTTCAGCCAAAGCCCCACCACTAGTATTTTTAAACAAAGCTAGTTTCTTATTATAGCTATCATAAGCACCCATTCCATTAACAGCTTCAGATATTTTGCCAATAGCATTAATAGGGGTAGTACAAGAAATAAAATTATTTCCATACTGGCTTATATTGTTAATACCACTAGCAGAAATACCATACTGCATAGTATTAAAGATATTGTTAGCAATAATAGTATTAGTAGAACTACTAGCTACTCTTACCCCAGCAGTAGAACTAGTACCACCACCAATAAAGTAATTATCAGTAACAACTGAGTTGTTGCCAACATCAGTAAGTCCGTAACCACCATTAGGAATATTCATATAATTGTTACTAAAAATAGTATTGTAGCTAAAATAACAACCCCTATACCAGTTATTAAAGAAACAGTTATTAACCTGAACATAAGGACTACCACCACCAATAGCATACTGAGTATTAGTTGTTCCATTACCAAAGAATGAGCAGTTGGTAATAATGTTGTAGGCTTGAGCATTCAAAGAAGAATGATTATTTACAGCACTATTATTTATAAAGGTACAGTTATTAACGGTAGTGTAAGAGCTAGAACCTAGATAAACCATACCGCCACTAGTAAAATTAGAAGTATTGTTATCAAAACTAGAGTTACTAAGAGTATTATAAGCCCCAATAAACCTAAGTACGGCATAAGAGCTATTGCCACTGAAATTAACCAATTGCTTATAGTCAAAGTTATTAACCTTAGCCTTATTACCAGTAAAATATATCGGTATATTAGTAGGGTTAGATAAAGAGTTAGCCCCTAAAGTACATTGAATATTGTTCATTGTTACAAACTCACCAGTAAAATATAAATTACCAGCATTATCAAAATTAGTACTAAAGTTTTCAAAGGTCAAGCTATTACCATCAAAATTAAAAACACTTTCCCCAAAATCAATGTAAGTTCCATTCCTACCAATACCAGTAATATATAAATTATGTTGCTTAACCGTAATAGTAGTATTTTCTTTAACAGTTCCAACAACTAATATACGCCAGCCGTTTTTAGCATTAACTAAAGCCTGTCCTAGCGTTGAATATTGGTAATCAGCACCAACAATAGCGTCAAAGCCCTTGTAAATAGGTTTAGCTAGGTGGCTTTGGTCCATTATTAGTAATCTCCACCAAAGCAAGTTACAGCATAACCAGCAGATACAGTAGTACCAATAGTAATGTTGATTTTATATCCAGCAGGTATAGTCTTATTCAAAACTAATTCTTGGTGAGCTAATTGAGTTGTTTCAGATAAAGTTGTGGCAGGTAAAGTTATTTCGTGTATCAAAGTATTGTTAGTAGCCGTAGTAGGGTCAGAGCCATTGTTTAAGAATATTCTAGCCACTGTCTGAACATTAGTACCCTTAGCCCTAAAGACTATCGAGTTTACAATCCCACCTTCTGCCCCAGCCGTAAAGACTGTAGCCACTGTTCCAGTACCATCTTTAGCCGTGTTAGCTGTTTTAATCTCACTAACCTGTCCAACTTTAGGTACTTTACTATATATTGGTGCGGTATTTGCTGCCATTTCTATTTACTCCTTATAAGTTTATTATTCCATTTTGAACTGCAATTGCCAATCCCACATTCAAACCACCACCGCCCCCAGCACTTCCATTAACTATAGGGTTAGCAGGGTCAGTATTATCGACAGTAATATTACTACCAGCAACAATAGATTGAACTACCCCACTAGCACCAGTAGCCCCTGTATCGCCCTTAATATCAGTCAAAGCTACAAGGTTATTCCAAGTTACATCACCAACATAACGCCACTGTATATGAGTAGCAGTTTTTTGCAGTTCAATTTCTTTTCCATCAGTACCATCAACACCATTAGCACCAGTCGCACCAGTACTACCAGTCGCTCCAGTATCGCCAGTATCGCCTTTTGGTCCAGTAGCTCCAGTAGCACCAGTATCTCCCTTACTAGCTAATAATTGCCAATAAGTAGCATTAGTAGGTAAATTACCAGTAGTAGCTTGTAGGGCAATATACGAACTACCATTATAAGATACCGTTTCACCTATATTATAAGCAGTACCATTGTCATAAGCACCAGTAGGCGTTACATTTACACTTAATTGAACAGCAGGGTCAGTTAATTTTACAATTTGAAATCCCATTAGTTATAATCTCCAGCTTCTTTATTATTCCAAACAACAGAACTAGCAACTTTTCCACTAGAATTACCCAAATTAGATAAATCATATTTAGTTACAGTCCAAACAGGGCTATCTTCGCTACTACCAACAACAGCCGTACCATAATAAATAATAGGGCTACTATCTAAATCATATCGTTCAGTATATACAGTAGTTTCGCCAGTAACAGCCAAAGCCTGCCCAGTTCCAGTATCTCTA